GGAGGAAGCAATGTCCGAGCGAGACGCATACTACCGCGAATCTGCTCAGAACCAGATGCGTTCCGTCGAAAACAACTTCATGCGTGAAAACGATCCGCGTATGCCTCTGATGAAACCGGAGATCACTACGCGGGTAACTTTTGGCAAGGGGCGGGGATAACCTCCGCCTCAAATGAGGTAAAATAACATGGCTTCTACAGCAGCCCCGTATGGCCTGCGCCCTGTTAATCTTATCGGCGGTCAGCCCTATGCTGGTTCGACCCGTCTGATCAAGATCAACAATGCGTATGCGGCCAACATCTTCTACGGTCAGCCTGTGTCCATCAACTCCTCGGGCGTTGTCATCGCTGATACCGGCACATCGAATGTGGCGGCTACCGGCGTTGTCGGCGTTTTCGTGGGTTGCACGTACACAGACCCGAATTTGAAGTACAAGATCTTCAAGCAGTACTGGCCCACAGGAACAGTCGCCACCGACGCATACGCCTACGTTGTTGACGACCCCGATGTGGTCATGCAGGTTCAGGCGGATGACGCCGTGACTCAGGCTGATCTTGGTGCCAACATTGGCTTCAGCACCTTCTCTGGTGACACGGCCACTGGCAACTCCGAGACATCTGCCGACGTTGCGTCGATCAACACGACCGCGACTCTGCCGCTGCGTATCGTCGGTTTCGTTGACGGCCCCGAGTCGGCTGTTGGCGATGCTTTCACCGACATCCTCGTGAAGTGGAACATGCCCGCCGCCGTTTCGAGCAACGCCTCGAATGCCTCGGTGACAATGACCTATGGTCATGCGTACATGAACCCGACTGGCGTGTAATAGGAGAATTAGACAATGGCTATTTCACGCGCACAACTCTTAAAGGAACTGCTCCCGGGTCTTAACGCCCTGTTCGGTCTCGAATACAAGAAGTACGAGAACGAAGATCAGGCGATCTACGAGACCGAGACCTCGGAGCGTTCGTTCGAAGAAGAACTGAAGCTGTCTGGCTTCGGCACAGCCCCGGTCAAGGCCGAAGGTTCTGCCATCAGCTACGACAACGCTCAGGAAGTCTGGACGGCTCGTTACAACCACGAGACAATCGCTATGGGTTTCGCCCTCACCGAAGAGGCGATGGAAGACAACCTGTACGATTCGCTGTCCTCGCGTTACACCAAGGCCCTCGCTCGCTCGATGGCCTACACGAAGCAGGTTAAGGCGGCTTACCCGCTGAACAACGGCTTCTCTGGTGGCGCGTTCACTTCCGGCGACGGCGTTACGCTGTTCAACACATCGCACCCGCTGGTGTCCGGTGGCACAAACAGCAACACGCAGTCGACACCTGCCGATCTGAACGAGACCTCGCTTGAGGCCGCTGTTATTCAGATTGCCGGTTGGAAGGACGAGCGTGGTCTGCTCATCGCGGCCCGTCCGCGTAAGCTGATTGTTCCGCCGAACCTGATGTTCGTGGCTACCCGCCTGCTGGAGACAGAACTCCGCACAGCGACTGCCGACAACGACATCAACGCGATCAAGACCAATGGTACGATTCCGGAGGGTTACTCGGTCAACCACTACCTGACCGACACCGACTCGTACTACCTGATCACGGACGTTCCGAACGGCATGAAGCACTTCGTTCGTACCCCGATGTCTACATCTATGGATGGCGACTTCGACACGGGCAACGTGCGCTACAAGGCTCGCGAGCGTTATTCTTACGGCGTTTCGGATCCCCTCGGGATCTGGGGTTCGCCGGGCGCTTAATAGGCTCCCTACGAAATGGAAAGGCCCCTTCGGGGGCCTTTTTATTTATGCTAAAATCATGGTATCCCCCAGCAATTTGGGCGACCGGGCAAACCCGGCTCCGATAGACTGTCCCGGCAGACGCTTGCAGAGACTACGGAGCCACATCCTGCAAGGATAAATTCAATGGCGAACACCAGCTTTTCGGGCCCAGTAAAGGTCTCCGACACATTCACAGTTGCCACAGTTCCTGATGCTACACTCAGCACGGGCGGCATGATCTATGTCAGCAATGGCCGTAACGGCGCTCCGATCATCGCTTTCTCCAACGGCACGGCTTGGCTCCGCGTTGACACAGCGGGCGCGATCTCGTCCTCGTAACAGGCGGGGCTTCGGCCCCGTCATCATTGCTACGGGAGGCGCTCATGGCTCAGCAATACGACGTTCATTCGTACCACAACACCGCATCCGGCGTTGCGGTTAACTACAAGACACGTCTCAAGGGGATCATCATTTCCCCTTCCACGTCGAACACCTACAACATCTCATTCTGCAACAACGTGTATATGTCCGGTACATACGATGTGCCGGGCTCGACCGTTTGCACCGTCACGATGGCCGGTCACGGGCTTTCGGATGGCGACCGGGTTTACCTAGACTTCACGTCCGGCACGGCTCTTGATGAGTCCTATTCGGTCTCTAACGCCACCGCAAACACGTTCACCGTGACGGTTGCCTCCGCAACCACAAGTGGTGATGTTGATATTTACCCGGGCGTTTTGACGGAAATCGACACATCGAGCGGCACATCGTTCTATACCCTGATCCCGGGTGAAGGAATCCTTGCCGACAACGGCATCTATGTCGGGATTCCAAGCAACACGGTCACAACCACGATCTTTTACGGATAACGCATCATGCAGCAATATGATGTAAAATCAAAGGTCGTCCAGCAGTCATCGACGGCGGTGGATTACCGGACCCGCCTCAAGGGTATCACAGTAACAAGCGCAACGGTTTCGGCCCGCAATATTGCGGTTGCGGACCCAACTGTTGTGAAGTCGGGGACGTGGAGCCGGTCTGGCACCCTCGTGACCGTTACGATCACGGGTAATGGCCTGACCAATGGGGATCGGGTTTTACTCGATGTCGCCACGGGCACGACGATGCGTGATGGTGTTTACCCGGTTTCCAACGTAACCGCGAACACCTTCACGGTAACATCTGTTACATCCGGAACCGCCAATGGCACGGTTGATATGTACACCAACATCTATCTTGAGATTGATACATTCAACACGATTGGCCTTCCGGTCAAGATCCCCGGAGAGGGTATCCTCTGCGAGAACGGCATGTTTGTTGGCCTCGGTGCTAACGTGACTGCCACAGTTTTCTACGGGTGATACAGTGCCATATAAGACTCCCGCTTGGCAAAGATCTGAGGGTAAGAATCCGAAGGGTGGATTGAACGCAAAGGGCCGTGCATCTGCCAAAAGGCAGGGCATGAACCTCAAGCCTCCGCAGCCGGAAGGCGGACCCCGTAAGAAGTCGTTTTGCGCCCGTTCCGCAGGCCAGATGAAGATGTGGCCCAAGGCTGCAAAAGATCCCAATAGCCGCCTCCGTAAGGCGCGTAGAGCTTGGGCTTGCTAATGGGCCGCACCAACGAAGCGCTCTGGTCTCGCGCAAAAGCAGAGGCGAAAGCAAAGATGGGCGGCAAGCACTCTGCCCGGGCGATGCAGTTGGCTGGCAAGATCTACAAACAGCGCGGCGGTGGTTATGCCGGCCCCAAGACATCTGCCCAGAAGTCCATGACAAAGTGGACGAAGGAGGATTGGGGCACAAAGAGCGGTAAGCCGTCAGGCAAGACGGGCGAGCGCTACCTTCCAAAGAAAGCCCGTGAGGCTCTGACTCCCGCAGAATATGCGGCTACGACCCGCGCCAAGCGTGCCGGAACAAGGTCCGGTAAGCAGTTTGTCGCACAACCCAAACGAATTGCCGCGAAGACGGCGAGGTTTAGGTAAAGCCATGGACACAAAAGTTGAGATTTCGGTTGCTAGAATGGAAGTGCAGGTAGAGCGGCTCGAACAGGACATGGCCGAGCTTAAAGGTGACGTAAAGGCAATTCGAGCTACGCTCGATAAGGCAAGTGGCGGCTGGAAGGTTCTCATGCTTGTTGGCGGGGCCTCTGCCGTGATCGCTTCCTTTGTAACAAAGGTTTTAGCATCATGGCCTTTCGGACGTTAATCGCCGCAGCTTTTGCGGTCTTTGTTTCCACAATCCCCGCAAGTGCCCAAGAATGCGTGACGGTTGATGCGTTCGTTGAGGAAGTTAAGACTCTCGCCCCGATAATCATGATTGCCAAGGCTGATGCAGCCGTGAAGATTGTGGACAGGCTGAACAAGAACCGCGCCGAGATGGGTTCTGAGCCCGTTATGGGCAAGACAGTCCTGATTGGTTTTGTTGATGAGCCAGATGGTTCTGTATCTATCGGGGTCGCCATATTCGACACGAACGGATGTGGCATCAAGGAGACCGTTGTCCTCCTGAAGATCGAGCAGTGGGCGGCGTTCGCAACGTCTGCCGGTGTTACAGCCGATGATTTTGTTGTCCTTCAGGGTGCGTGATGGAGTTTAGCAGGACATCTCTTGCTCGCCTTAAGGGGGTACACCCGGATCTTGTGCGCGTGGTTATGCGCTGCGCCAAGGACTGGAAGGACAAGCAGTTCACGTTCGGCATTACGTGCGGGGTTCGCACCCTTGAGGAACAGAAGGTCCTCGTCAAGAAGGGGGCTTCTAAGACCCTAAAGAGCCGCCATATACCGGCCCGCAATGGTTTCAGTCATGCAATTGACGTGGTTGCATTGATTGACGGAACCGTCAGGTGGGATTGGGGCCTGTACATAAAAATAGCAAACGCTATGAAGGATGCCGCAATAAAAGAAAATGTTCCGGTGGAATGGGGCGGTACTTGGAAGCCACTGAATCCTGTAAAAGGCCCAGTTACTTCGCAGATGTTGAGTCGCTCATTTCCTGATGGTCCTCACTATCAGCTTCCGCTTTCTTCCTATCCCGCATGACTTGTCTTATGGCTGAGCTTATTATTTTCATTTCTTCAAATGTAAAGCGATCACCACGGGCAAAATTGCATGGGGCACAAGACGGCACAACATTTCCGCGTATGTGCGGCAGGCTGTTATCTATTCGATCAAGGCCACGATTTTCATCTGTAGTACCACAGTGAAAGCATGGTTGAGAAACAAGATCCATGATTTCTTCCGTAGAAAGGTCACAAGAATCAACCCTTTCATAGGCTTTCCTGAGGTATATGGCCCTTCCTTTCGGGGTCTTGCTGTACCTCTTGTTGCGCTCTCTGGCAAGAAGCCTCTGTTCTGGTGTAAAATTAGACCATCTATCCCGTCTCCTGTCTCTTCCAGCCCGTCTTTGGGAGTGGCAGGATCTGCACTCGTAAGCTATCCCAAGGGGTCGTGAAGAGTCCTTAACAAAAAAATCGACCGTAGCTGGAAAGTTATTTTTGCATCTATTACAGCAGCGGTTCGCAATTTCTGGTTGTTGTGCGTTTGTCATAAACTTAATGTGGGGACGGTCCCCACTAAAGTCAATAGGAGAATACAAAATGTCCAAGGATATGGTTTGGGGCGTGGTTCGCGCCGTTCTGGCTGCCGCTGGCGGCTATTTCGTTGCTAAGGGCCTCGTTGATGCTGGTACGCTTGAGACCGTTCTGGGTGCCGTCGGCGTCCTGTTTACGGCTGGCTGGTCTATCTGGGCCAAGAAGGCTGCCTGATGAACTGGATCGAGGTGGCTGCCGTCCTCGTGTTCCTCGTGGGGATCGGGGCAGGTGGCTTTCTCGTTGCACAACGCCCGACGTTTTGGTTGGGCATGTTGGGTGAGGTGTTTAAATCCGCCCTCCCAATAATCACAAAAAGAATGCCTCCGGAGCAGGAAGCCGCATGGCGAGACTGCATCCGGAGGAACGGTAAATGGAACCACCAAAAGAAGCGGTGTGAATAATGGCAATGGCGCGTGCAAACATGGGTAGGCAGATTACTCGTCCCGGCAAGGTGAAGCGGGTAATGCACGAATTCAAGGTTGGGTCTCTTAAGTCTAGCTCCGGCCAGAAGGTCACAAACCCGAAGCAGGCCGTTGCCATTGCGCTTTCGGAGGCCCGTCGTCCGCGCCGTTCACGCAGGCCAAAAAGGGTAAGATAAAATGCCCCCACCGCCAAGCCAAAGATCGTCAGGCTCATCTAAAAAGTCTTCAGGACCCGGTGGCGGATCCCTGAGTGCGCCAGCGCGCGCGGATGTTGGCGGGCGTGGCAATTCTGGTGGCTATAAGCAAAGCACATCTAGCGGTCCACAGACCAGAGCGCCGAGAACAAGCGGAAGCGATGCTGACAAGAGAAATCAGCAAAGCGCGGCTGTAAAAGATGCGCGTCAGGTAGCCAAGGAGCGCTCCCTTTCTGAGGACGCTCGTCGTGGTGGGATTCGCTCTATAGAGGTTGGGCCGCAAAGACAGACGGTTCAGATTGGAACCGGAAAGATATCTCAGACCGTCAATACGGCAAACGCAGACTCATTTTATGCAAACGACCCAGTTTATCAACAGGCCCTGCAAAAGATGAGGTCTGAACGGGAGCTTTCTCGCGCTCCCGTCGCTGCAAAAGACGCAGTCAGATATGCAAGAGAAGCTCCCGCCTACAACTTTATGACCGACGCGGAGAAGCAAGCCATTCGTGAAAAGTATGGCAGTGGTCCTATTGAGGGGATTGGTAAGCTTGCGTCTTATGCATACAACAACCCCGGCGAGATTGCCAGAAACGCTGCTGCTGCCGTTATAAGCCCGTTTGTAACTGGCGGTCAGTATCTTATGGGCGCAAAGCCAGCGCTTGACCGTTATGGAAACATAACCCCGCAAGCAGCAGAAGATTTGACTGGTGTTGCCGTCCAAACTGGCATCACTGGTGGAATTGCCAGCCTTGCATACCCAAGGCCAGCCAATTCTATTGGCATGGGAATTCTTGTTGGGCCGGGCTCTTTTGATCCGGCGATTCGTAGAGTATTTAGTGCCGGTGAGAGCGCTATTAAAAAGGGCGCAACAGAAGCAGATGCTTTTTATGAAAGCCTAAAGAAGGCACCAAGCTACTCCAGTGGAATGCAATATGTTCCGTCTGAAAGGATACCGGGCCGTGGTTTTATGACTACGCCAGCAGTTGAGATCGCAGAACCTTTCGAGCTAAGGCCCGACGTGCTTCGGCCCGGGTTTAATATCAGGGGGCAAGGCCCCATAAGCACATCTTGGAGTCCTTGGTCATCAACATTTAAGCCTGATGTTTTGGAGAGGTCGTATCCAGATCTTGCAAATGTTCCAACTAGGTCAAATCCATACGCACTTAAACAAGGAATAGGCGGAATATACAGCAACCCAGCACAAGGGAAGCCTTATGGACTTATGGAGATAAATGTTCCAGTAAGGAGCAGCCTCGCCGAAAGGACGTTGCCGTCAAAGATAAACCCCGGCATAACAAAAGGCAAATATGATTATCAAACCCGATCAGTTCCAGCGCACGAAGCGAGTCACTTTGTGGCCGCTCAGGAGTACATGGCTAGAGCCAGAGCGCAGGGAAATGTACCCCCTGTGACGGGCGAAGTTCTACCATTTGGATCAAGCCCAAGCGCGATGAACTGGGATATACGACAGGCTGAGGGAAAAATATTAAAAACAGATCCGTCGTACAACTTGATGTCTCCATCTGATCTTAATTATCTCGGTGAAAAAATGTATGAAAACCGCCCCGGTGAGGTAATTGCAAGGCTTGCCCAAGAACAAAGATTTAGGGTTCCAGAGAGCAAACTGAAGAATTTTGAAACCAGATATATGTCGTCACTGCCTCGGTCGGAAATTGGGGATTTTGAGACTTATTCCGAAGATCCACTGTATTATCTGAGAACGCTTCGACCATGAAAAAGAAAACCGTAAAAGCGCCACTTACTTACGACCCCGGAAAGGGCCGTCCGAAGGAACATCTTGCCTACCTCAACTGGCAGGAGATGCAGGAGCTTCAGCGCATCAATGGCGGCAACATGGAGCGGGGTCCTAGAGGGCTTCCGTCGTTCCCTCCCGCTGATGCAATCGGCTCTTCTTCGAGGTCGACCACCAAGTCATACGGATCCTCTTCTGGGTCTAGGACTTATGGTGGCGGCGGCAGAGATGCCGGTGGAAAAACAACCACTGGCTATAGGAGCGCAGACGTTGCTGGCCGTGGGACTGGAGCAGCCGGTATGGCTGCTCGTGCTTCCGCTGCACGTCGGGCGGAGGCTGCTCGGTCTGATGCCGATAGGCGCAACAGGGATGTACAGGTTAAGCGTGAGGCCGAGGCACAAAACGCTAAAGCCATGCGCGGTATTCCGGCATTTAGAGACGACGTTAGAAAGGCTATAGAGACGCCCTCCGCAGACGTTCGCTTTACTGGTCCCATTGCCGGAACAATATCTGGCCTTTCCGCTGCCAGAACAAAACAATATTATGATCAGATCCTTCCCTCAACGCCAACGCCAGCGAAGAAATCAATTGTTGACCGCGTTCCTGCGTATGTTGGTTCATCCGTAACCAAGCCCGCCACAACAACTTCTGTTGTTCAGGGATACCCCAATGTGATGTCAATGGGGCCGGTTGGATACGCGAACTATATGCGTCAGGCCGCTCAATGGCAGGCTGGATTTGGCGCTCCACCGAACAATGAAATCCCCAAAAAGTCACCAGAGGTCAGGAGCGATATTTCAAAGGCAAAGGATGTTTACGATCCTTCTGACTATGAAAATTCACTAGCTATCGTGAGGCCAAGTTGGAAGCAAAGCACATATACGGGTGCGGCACCAAAATCTCTGGATAGGGGTTTGAGTGCCGATGGGGCCGATGAGATCACTGACTCGATGACCGTTGATGAGATCAGAGATGCGGCCAAGAAGGCTGGTTTCCGTCCTGCGGTATATGAGAGCGAAGAATTTCAGTACGACCCAACTCGCCTTGGAATGATGAGCCAGCCACCCGGCGAAATAAGCCCCACCGATATGGCCAAGCTTGTTTCGCGCTCAATGGATACTGTCCTGAAAGAGAAGTATGGCGAGGAGCCAACGGGTGGCTATCTGACAAGAAGTGAAAAAGACAGGCTCGCAGCTTCAAATATCATTCAAAGAGCGATGAAGCTTAACCCGCTATCAAGAATCGCAATGTGGGGTGCCGAAAAGCTAACTAAGCCGGAGTCCGTAAAAGACTTTTTGTCTAGGCCGTCCTATGAGCAGGAAGAGCTTTATAGGCTTGCGAAGGAAATGAACGCGAAATATGGGCGAACCACATCTGGTCAGATAACCGGGAGAGACACCTATGGATTGGGATCGCCAGACCAAGGTGGCCCGTTGGGTGGCCCTAGAGGAGGGGACTCATTCGGTATAGGCGGGGGTCGTGGCGGCGGAGATGGCAGCGGCGTCGTTTCTGTTTCTGGTGGCGGAGGTGGCGGTGCCGACTCTGGCGGAGGCCGTCCGTATGTTTATTATCAATGGGATGTTGGCGTAAATATTCCATCTCCGGGGGATCCGCTTTATACTCAATATCAGGATTACCTAAAAGCAAGAGAAACGGCCCGTTCGGATTAGGTTAAATGGTTAAGAAGAAAGACGCAATTGGCAAGGCCATCGAGATCTTCACCAAGAAGAGTCGGGGCCGGAACAAGCCTATCCACAAACGGGGTTCCAAAAAGCTGGGTCCGAAGGATCCTGACAAAGGCAACCGAGGAAAATACTAGACCCCGAAAGGGGCGCAATAGTGGGGAAGTGAGCATTTGGGCAGGCGGCTCCTGTAATCGGCGATATGCCTCTTGGAGCGGGGCTCACACTTAAGGATGTAAGATGGAAGTCTCGGACGAATATTTGGCTGGCATTTTCGATGGGGAGGGGGCCGTTACGATGACCCTCCACAAAAGAGGCTATATGTCTCTTTCCGTCATCGTTTGCATGTGTTCCCCTGCCCCGGTTTTGGCCCTCTATGCGAGGTTTGGCGGCAAGGTTCGAAACAACCAAAAGACAAAAGAGGGAAGCACAGTCTACAGGTGGGAGGTGAACGGCGCAAATTGCGTCTCGGCCTTGGAGGTATTCTCGGATTTGTGTCTTGTAAAGGGCAAGGCCGCCCAGATTGCTCTGCCAATCGCAATTTCGATGATGGGAAACTCAAGCAAGCAACCGTTGAGCAGAGAAGAAAAAATGTCCAGAATATCTGCTGCGGAGCAGCTTGCGAGCGTTAACAAAAAAATGCCGCTTAGAAACGTGTTCAAGAAAGAGTACGTAGACAATTACCTGAATAGATCAAGGGCAAGTCAGGGGGCTGTGTCGTGACGACTTCTGGAACAACAACGTGGAATCCAGATATTGGCGAGCTTGTCGAGGAAGCCTACGAGAGGGCTGGCCTCGAACTGCGTTCTGGCTATGACCTGAAGACCGCCCGTCGGAGCCTGAATTTCCTGCTCGCCGAGTGGGCAAACAAGGGCTTAAACCTGTGGACGGTTCAGTCCGGCACACTGACTCTTGTAGCTGGTCAGAAGACCTATACGACTGCCGACGGGCTCCCGGCGGACGCTATTGACTATATTGAGCATGTGTGCCGGACAGCCACCGCCGGGATAAACACGGACATCTCCCTGAACCGTATTTCGGTGTCCACATATGCTAACATCCCGACGAAGGACCAGACTGGGCGTCCGTATCAGATTTATGTAAACAGGGCGACTTCGGCACCCCAGATCACACTCTGGCCGGTTCCCGATTCAAGCACCGTTTACACGCTGGCTTATTGGTATCTGAAGCGCATGGACGACGCAACCAATCCGGTCAGCCAGACGATTGAAATACCGTTCCGCTTTTACAATGCTCTGGTTGCGGGGTTGGCCTACCACGTTGCGCTTAAGAAGCCCGAGGCTGCCGAGCGCGTTTCCATGCTCAAGGATCTTTATGACGAGGCGTTCCAGCTTGCCGCCGACGAAGACCGCGACCGGGCATCCAACAGGTTTGTGCCGTTCGTCGGCTACGACTTTTAAGGTATAATGTAGATGTCAGTTCCGTATGCAAAAGGTAAATTAAGTTTTGGTATGTGTGATAATTGTGGTCAGAGATACGACCTCAAAGACCTCAAAATCCAGATCGTAGCCGGTCGTGCCACAAACCTACGCAACTGCCCATATTGCTTAGACAAGGACCATCCACAGTATTTCGTGGGCCGCGTCCCAATAAACGACCCGATTGCTCTCCTGAATCCCCGCCCAGATACTGCTCAAGTTGTTAGCCGTGAACTCTGGGGCTGGAATCCGGTAGGAAACCCCGCAGTGTACGGCACGGGACAGGTTGGCGTTATCAGGCTTGAACTCAACGGGGTGCCCAGCCCCATAACGTATTCCGGAGAAATGTAATGGCCCGTGGCCGCATTTTGAGCATTATCCTTGGGAGCGATGAGGAGCCCGGCAGGACCTCGCTGTTTGGCTCGTCCAAGGCTAATGGCCCCAAGCGAGACGGCGGTCTTGGGTTGACAACCCCGACCACAATTCAGGGGAATACCGTGATTGGTCCGGCTGGTGGCCGGGCTACAAAGTTTGCCACGGAAAGAAATGGCGTTCTCACAAACGTGAGGAACATACCAAGCTCTTCTTGGAAAGCTCAGTCTGGCAGGACTTCAAAGGGCGGCTCCCTTTTTGGCGGCAGAAAAGATGGCTCATCCTCCGCAGGGGCTGGTTCTTCTTCAAAAAGCGGCTCTGCTTCTCGTGGTGGATTTAGGTCTGACACAAAGGCGTCCCGCGACTCAGTCGGTCCTACAAGGAAAAAGGAAGGTGGAATGGTGTCTGGAAAAAAGTGGATCCAGTCCGCCGTCAAGAAGCCCGGTGCCCTTCGTTCGGCACTTAATGTTAAGGCTGGGGCTAAGATTCCAGCCAAGAAACTCGCCGCTGCGGCTAAGAAACCCGGCAAGATGGGCCAGCGGGCTCGCCTTGCGATTACACTCAAATCCTTCAAGAAGGGCAAGTAATATGAAGAAGGCAAAGCACAAGCGTATGATGGATGGCGGCATGGCCCAAATGGGTCGTCGCGTATCCCCTGTTGCTTCGATTGGGCGGGGTCGTCCTATCATGACTCGCCCCGGTATGCCTGTCGGCGCACCCATGCCGATTCGCAAGGCTATGCGTGGTGGCGGTCTTGCCCGTAAGGGCGTAGGCATGGCTCTCCGTGGCGGTGGACTCGCTCGCAAGGGTGTTGGCATGGCGCTCGCCAAGGGCGGTCTTGCCAAGCGTGCCGGTGGATGCGCCAAGCGCGGCGTTGGGCGCGGGAAGATGGTGTAGCATGGCTGGCGGATTTAGCAAGTACAAGGGCGTTACGCTGAGCCCCGATGTTGGGTTCTCACCATCAAAGCTTTTTGATGAGGGGCTTCTTGTTCTAAACGTCAACGGCAAGCAGCACGTCATCCAGACCCCGTTTGGAGGGGGTGAGGGCGAGGATCTCCGCGTGTTGCAGGGGCAGGAGGCTGCCAATGCACTCTACGGCGGAGGCAATGACGTTCGCAGTATGGTTCAGGAAGCCATGAGGACCGCCAAGGATGGTGGTCTCGTTCGCGGCGGCGGCAAGGCTACAAAAGGCCGTGGCCGTGGTAAGATGGTATAAGAGGAACAAATGAAGTACACATATAAGAAGATGGCTTCCGGCGGTAAGGTCGGCAAGGGTTACACCGAGAAAGAGCGCAAGAGCCTTAGCGAGCTTATTGGTCGCGAGATTGATCCCTACGGTGAAGGCCGGGCGGTTGAGATCAAGAAGAGGCCCAAGAAGAAGATGGCCGCAGGCGGCATCGTCGGTGCTCCGGCTCGGTCGCACCGCGATATGCGTGCCGGGGCTGGCAGCGGCGTGGGCCGTATCCAGAAAACAAAGATTCAGCGGGGTCGCTAAGATGGCAAAGCAGAACGCACGACTCAAGGACCCGTCGGACGCGACCGTCGAGAACGGTATGCGCCGTGGTGTAAACGTAGGGAATATGAAGATTCTTAAAAAGCCGCTCAAGATGCGCGGTGGTGGCGCTGCCACAAAGGGTCTGAAGATCTCGGAGAAGCAGGGCTGATATGTCCTTCACGTACTCACAACTTGTAGATGCAATCCACGGGTATCTCCAGACAGATGCCAATGGTATTCCGACTACGGATATGGACACGATTATCCGGCAGGCCGAGCAGCGCATTTACTATGATGTGCAGATCCCGGTTATGAAGAAGAACGTGACGGGCAACCTCACGGCTAATAACCGATACCTCACAACCCCGACAGATTACCTCGCGACATACTCAATCGCGGTGAACAACAACGGGGTTTATGAGTATCTCCTTCCAAAGGAGGTTGCGTTTCTTCGTGAGGCATATCCGTCTACGAGCACGACCGGCGTGCCGCGCTACTACGCGATCTTCGACAATGACACCTTCCTGATTGCTCCTCCGCCGAACTCTTCATACGAGGTTGAGCTTCACTATTTCTACGAGCCGCCTTCTATCGTTGACCAGCCTACCGGCACATGGCTTAGCGAGAATGCCGAGAACGCTCTTCTGTATGCTTGTTTGTTCGAGGCTTATACCTATCTCAAGGGTGAGCAGGATCTCATGAACTTGTACGCTGGGAAGTACAAGGAGTCGCTTGAGGCCCTCAAGGTTATTGGCGAAGGCCGTAACCGCTCCGACACGTACAGAAATTCAGAACCCCGAATCACGCCGAACTGATGACAAATGGATTTGGCTCCGTTGGAGCATTCGAAGTAAGGACCACGCAGGAGCGGGGTTGTACCGTCGAGGAGATTGCCGAAGACCTTCTGAGCAAACTGTTGTTCATTTCGTCGGAGGCCCATCCGGCAATAAGAGAGCAGGCAATCGCGTTTAAAGAGCGCATCCGCCCAGCAATCATTCACTACATGAAACAGGCCGTGCGATCAGACAGAACCACTCTGGCGGCACAGCTAGGCAAGCAAGGCCATCATGACATGGCCGAGATAATCAGGAGACTGTAATGGAGAGAAAGTTTTGCGCTGGATGCCAAAACGATCTCGACATATCAGAATTTACAATCAGGAAAACTGGCAAACGGTCTGGTCAGCCAGTCTCTAGATGTAAAAAATGCAGGCTATATAGGCAGAACAAGTACAAAAACGGCGAGAAGTTTCGCGAGAAAAGTTTGTACGATTTTGTTGAGTGGCCATCAAAAATAAGAAGAGCCTACGGCATAGAGCCGGAGGATTACTACAGGATGCTGGAGGAACAGGGCGGAGGCTGTGCCATCTGCAAATCCAAGGTTCCGGGTTATAATGGAAAGAAAAGATTTGCCATCGACCACTGCCACACAACCGGGAAGGTTCGTGGCGTTCTGTGCCACCCATGCAACAAGGCTTTGGGCTCATTCAAGGATGATCCAAATATTATGATTGAGGCCGCAGCCTATATAAGAAAGTCAAGACAGGAGACTTAAATTGGCAATATCCACAGCAATGTGTACTTCGTTCAAGTCGCAGCTTATGTCTGCACAGCACGACTTCGACAATCCCGGTGGCAACACCTTCAAGATTGCGCTTTACACGTCGTCCGCCACTCTCGGCGCTTCGACCACAGCGTACAGCGCAACCAACGAGGTTGCGAGCACGGGTAACTACAGTGCCGGTGGCAACACTCTGACATCCGTGTCGCCTACCACTTCCGGCACAACTGCTTACGTTGACTTCGCCGACACGACTTGGGCCAACTCCACAATCACTGCAAACGGCGCTCTGATCTACAACGCGAACGCCTCGAATGCAGCCGTGGTTGTTCTGGCTTTCGGGTCTGACAAGTCTTCGTCCAATGGTGACTTCACCATCATCTTCCCGACAGCCAACGCCACAGACGCGATCATCCGTATCGCTTAATAGGAGGCCACATGGCGGTCTCTCTAAAGCATCAGTTCGTTTCTAACGTAGCTGACAGCCCCGACGCAACTCTAGTTCAGCCTTCTAACTGGAACGCCGAGCACACGCTCACGGCGAACGCCAACAGTTTGCTCGGTGCCGTGACGGCGGGCAATGTCGTAGAGGTCACATGCACGTCTGCTGGCCGGGCGCTGCTTGATGATGCTGATGCTTCGGCACAGCGCACCACACTTGGGCTCGGCACCATTGCCACCCAGAACTCCAACGCTGTTTCCATAACTGGCGGCACGATTGTTGCGAATGCGTCTGGAATCTCAATAAGGGATGCGGATGCTTCCAACGTGATGACAATTGCTGTCGGCTCTAATTTGACGGCGAATACCACTCTCACTCTGACTACCGGCGCATCCTCGAACAGGATCCTTGACATTTCTGCAACAAACGTCACAGTGTCGGTAGCCGGTGCCGCGCTTATAGATGATGCAGACGCCTCCGCACAGAGAACCACACTTGGCCTTGGAACAATTTCCACACAGAACTCCAACAATGTGTCTATTACAGGCGGCTCAATCACGGGCATCACGGATCTTGCTGTGGCGGACGGTGGCACGGGTGCTTCTGACGCCGCAACAGCCCGAACCAACCTTGGCATCGGAACAGTTGCGACACAGAATGCAAACAACGTCAGCATAACCGGCGGATCGATCACCGGCATCACTGACTTGGCCGTAGCAGACGGAGGAACCGGCGCATCTGATGCTGCCACGGCAAGAACAAACCTTGGCCTTGGAACAATATCAACTCAAAACGCCAATAACGTATCAATAACAGGCGGTTCAATTACCGGAATTACAGACCTTGCGGTTGCAGATGGCGGGACCGGAGCTTCTGATGCGGCAACAGCCCGCACAAACTTGGGCATAGGGACTCTTGGAACTCAAAACGCGAATGCCGTTGCGATTACCGGCGGAACCATTGTGGTCAACGCATCCGGTATATCTATCCGAGACGCCGATGCTTCGAATGTAATGACAATCGCGGTTGGGTCCAACTTAACCTCGAACACGACTCTGACACTTACAACCGGCGCAACGACTAACCGTACACTTGATATCTCCGCCACGAACGTAACGGTGTCTGTAGCGGGTGCCGCCCTGATCGACGACGCGGACGCATCTGCGCAAAGAACGACTCTCGGCCTTGGCACAATCTCCACGCAGAATTCAAACAATGTTAGCATTACTGGTGGCTCTATAACTGGAATCACCGATTTAGCGGTAGCAGATGGCGGTACGGGGGCGTCTGACGCAGCAACCGCGAGGACAAACCTTGGCATCGGCACGATGGGCACGCAGAATGCTAACGCGGTTGCAATAACCGGAGGAACAATTGTTGCCAATGCATCCGGTATTTCCATCAGGGGCGCCGACGCATCCAATGTGATGACCATTGCTGTTGGATCAAATCTGACGGCCAACACCACGCTAACGCTTACGACAGGCGCTACAACAAGCAGAACTCTTGATATTTCGGCGACAAATGTAACCGTGTCTGTTGCTGGCGCTGCCCTAATTGACGATGCCGATGCCGCCGCGCAACGCACTACTCTCGGACTTGGCACCATCGCCACTCAGAACGCGAACAATGTGAGCATCACTGGCGGCTCAGTTACCGGCATCACTGACTTGGCGGTTGCTGACGGCGGCACCGGGGCATCCGATGCCGCGACTGCAAGGACAAACCTTGGCATAGGCACAATTGCTACTCAGAACTCAAACAACGTCTCCATAACCGGCGGATCGGTAACGGGCATAACAGATCTTGTTGTTGGTGATGGTGGCACGGGTGTTGG